CACTTCATAAGATAGCGGAACTGAATAAAAAGATTCGCCTTATACAAGGTGGAACTTCCGCAGGAAAGACTATTGCTGCCTTATTGTATCTAATCGCAATGGCTCAGACTGATACTGATAAGACTCTCACCTCAGTAGTATCTGAATCAATCCCACACTTGAAACGTGGTGCGCTCCGAGACTTCAAGAATATCTTACAAGGCCACAAGTACTGGAAGGATGATAATTGGAACGCTACTGATAGCATCTACACATTTGAAACAGGAAGTCAGATAGAGTTCTTCTCAACTGATAACGGAGATAAGCTCCGAGGTGGTCGGCGTGATAGATGTTTCATGAACGAAGCCAACAACTGCACGATGGATGCTTTCGACCAGCTAGAGGTACGAACCAAAGAATTTATTATATTAGACTGGAACCCAACAAATGAGTTCTGGGTATACACTGACATACTGAACAAGCGAGAGGACGTTGATTACATTATTCTCACATACAAGGATAACGAAGCGCTCTCACCAGAGATTGTCGCGTCTATTGAAGCTCGCAGGAATCGTACACAGTGGTGGAAAGTGTATGGTGAAGGACAGCTAGGAGAAGCGGAAGGAAAGATATACACCGGCTGGATTCAAATTGACGAACTACCACAACAAGCTCGCAGAATCGGTAGAGGATTAGATTTTGGTTACTCAAACGACCCAACAGCGGTGACTGACATCTACGAATACAACGGTGGTTATATCTTAGATGAAGTGGTGTATCGAAAAGGTATGCTCAATAGTGAGATAGCAACCGTACTCAAAGACGCTGACATCCTTACTGTAGCAGACAGCGCAGAGCCAAAGAGTATAGACGAGATTAAACTACACGGCATTACAATAGTCGCTGCTGACAAAGGAAGTGACAGTGTGGTACACGGTATTCAACTCATGCAAGACCAGAAGTTCCAAGTGACAAAGCGTAGTATAAACATCTGGAAAGAATACTCTAACTACATGTGGGACAGAGACAGAGAAGGCAAGGTATTAAACAAACCTGAACACGGTTTTAATCACGCCCTTGATGGTGTTCGCTACTTCATGCAACGCCACTTAAAGAAAGCAGACAGTAGCGTTGAGAACTTCTATAACAAGATAAGAGCGCAAAGAAGTAAACCAATTGTAAAAGCTGGACTCCGTTAGTTGTACACATCTACCTATTGCACGTGGTATAATTATCTGAAACTATTATGAACATTTTCTCGCGTCTCCTAAAAAGAAAAGAAGAGCCAGTTATTCTATTAACAACTGATTTTGGAGTTGACGCGCAAATTATAGAAGAACAATACAGAGAGAAATATAATAAGGAGTTGATAATTGTATTTACCACCGACACTAATCTCTGGAGAAAACTTTAATTTATGAACATTCTTGACTACATCGAAGAACAACGTTCGTTCTACGACAACCAAACGATTGAGACACCAGGCAATCCTGACTATTCACAGTCAAGGGTTATCTACGCTATTAACCGCGCTCGCTCATCAAAGTATTTAACCGATAACGCCCAAGACGACATTATCGGGGAATATCCGTATGACAACGTATCAAAGTACCGTATTCGATTAGAAGCTAGGGCAACTGACTTCGACCCAAAGCACATTGAAATAGAACCAAAGAACGCCAGCCGTGAGTCTCGTATCTCCGCTATGATTGCGACCAAAGCACTCCAAGAACACATGCGTGATGTGGACTTTGGTGCGTTCCTAGATGAATACGCCAATCTTCGCCCCGAGTATGGTGGCTTTTTGTGTAAGAAGACAAAGTATGGAATCGAAAAAACTCCCTGGGAAAACGTAGTGACTGACATGAGTGACATTACTAGTGGTGTAATCTTAGAGCGACACTACTACCTACCGTCACAACTAAAGAAACAAGGCTGGAAGAATGTTGACATGGTCATCGAGACCGCTTCTATGAAGAAGAAGAAGCAAGACATGAAGCAAAACAACGGTGAAGCCACACAGACTATTACTGAACTTATCGAAGTCTGGGAGCTACACGGTGAAGTACCTGCGTCATACTACAAAGAAGCCGAAGCCGAATACGATGAAACAGAATACATCTACAACCCTGCTGATGACTTAGAGTTTATCCAGTGTCAGATTATCTGCGCTCCACAAGGAAAAGATGAGAAGGGAAAGATGCAAGGAATCGTCTTACAAGCCAACGAAGAAGCAGAATTTCCATACAAATATGACGCTCGTAACCCAATGGTGGGTCGTGGACTTGGTGAAGGCATCGTTGAAGAGCTAGCAGAACACCAGAGGTGGCACAACTTCTACAAGACAGAAGAAGCTCGTGCTGTCGCTATTGGTGGCAAGGTTCTATTCGTAACTGACGATGGTAACGTGATTGACTCAGTGTTTGACGCTGGTATCGAACACGGAACCATTATGAAAGTGGGAGAAGGAAAGATGTTCCAACAACTCAACACCCTCCCAACTTCTGTCCCTCTATACCAAAACATTAGAGAAGACTGGAATATCTCAGGCGATAGAGTAACTTCATCATTCGACACTAAAATTGGCGCACCAGCTAAATCAGGTACAACCTTCCGTGGTCAATTCATTGAAGATGAAAACGCTACCTCACAGTTCCTGCAATACCGTGAACAAATGGGACGCTTCATCCGTGAGATTATCGAAGACTGGATGCTCCCAGTAGCACTCAGTAAGGCCGCAGAGAAAGACGAACTATACTCAATCTTTTCACCTGCTGAACTACAACTGATTGACGAAGTACTGATTGAAAAGTACGTCCTTACTGAACAAGTTCGCATTCTCTTAGAAGAAAAGCGACCAGTCATGCCAGTAGAGCAAGAAGCGATGAGACTAGGCGCAAAAGTGTCACTCGCTCGTACCGGTAACAAGCGCTCTATCAAAGATATTAAAGACTTTGTAAAGCGTGACGTACTAGGAAATATCTACATCCACACTACCGATGAAGATAGAAGCAAAGCGGTACTCTTCGAGTCATACAGCAACCTCCTGGCAATCGTTGACCCAGCTTCACCAGAAGGAATGGCTATCAAGGACAAGATTATGGACATGCTCGGTATCTCTCGGGAACAACTAGCACTCTATACTCCAATGCAACCGCAAGCCCCACAGCAAGGCGGAGGCGCACCAAAGATAGACACAACTAAGCTAGAAGCCCAAGAAACCCAAGCAAAAGTATTACCATCATAAAACTAAATAGAATATGGATAAAGACAAAAAGAAACGCTGTGCAGAGATAATCGCTAAAGACCCCGACATGATTCAGTTCATGCTAGAGATGTTCTGCCCAGAGAAAAGCAAGGTACGCTCCGAGACAGAGAAGAACGTACTTGCACTCAGTGACGAAGACTACGGTAAAGCAATGAAGCTCCTCTTCCTTACTGAAACTCACTTCCTGTCTGCAATGGCAGAGATAAAACAAATTGCCTCCTCACCAACAGGAGAAAAGAACACACCACTTGCGCCAAAGTAACGTGGTATAATATTAGAAAGATTTGAGTTCTCAATCTCGCCATCAAAATTGTTTAATACCTCTCACTGCAAGGTCAAGTGTCATAAAAACATATCATTATGCTTACTAATGAATACGAGGAAACAGAAGAGACCACAGAAGAAGTCGATGTTAATGAAACAGACTATGAAACTGACAGCGAAACAGAAGGTGACGCAACGGAGACTAAAGCTCCCGAGCGAACCGAAGAATCTCTCGAAGACAAACGAGCAAGACTTGAGCGACAACTCGCCAAAGTCAATAAAAAGCTCAGTGTCGAACCTAAAGGAGAAAGCAAAGAAAGCAAAGAAAGTAGCTCAAAAAGCGAAACAGGCAATCTCCAAGAAAGGCTAGACCGTCAAGAGTTAAAAATCGCAGGGATTACTGATAAGAAAGAACAAGCCGAAGTGCTTAGCCTAGCCAAAAAGCTAGAACTAGACGTAGAGGATGCTGTCTCTCACCCAGCAATCAAAGCCGTCCTAAAGGACATGCGGAATAAAGCAGCCACTCCGTCATCTTCAACCCGTACCTCTAGTGGGTCACGAAATGAAGTTGAATACTGGGCAAGTCAGACTCTTAAAGGTCAATCTGCTCCAACTGCTGAAATGCGAACAAAGGTACGCGAGTATCTGGCTAAGAACAAAAAGTAAAGAGGAATGTGGGTTAATCTAAACTAACCCTAACTATGAGTAATATTTTCGCCTCACAAGTCCAAAAGCAATCCTTCATGGACGGCGTACAAGATGAAAACCGAGCAGCTATCCCAATGGCACAAGTTGCTAACGTAGATACTGAAAACCTCGAAACGATGAACAACCGTCATGGTTCTGACTTCACTGCTGACACTACCACCGATGGTACATACTTAGTAAATGACTTTACTTACAGTAACGACATTATCGCAATTGCTAACCAAGCAGTATACGGAGAACGAATCCAAACTAAAGACCTTGTACACCAAGGAAACGCGTGGGACATCGTAAACGACCGAGTAGACCGACACGTTCGAGCTATGGGAGTTGCAGTTCACCGTGATACTTACAGTACAACCGTAAACGGTGCAGGACTTATCCTCGACAACGAAGTATTGGCAGGTACAGCTTCAGCGCTTACTC